CAGCCTCCAAAAGAAACTTATTCATATTCTTGTTGTTACTTAACCTAACACGATTACGATCCATCAAATTGTTAGTTGTTGGTATTGAGTGTGTAATGATTGCTGAAAAGTGTGTACCACGCTTGCGTTTTAACAAAGGTTAGAACGTGCTTAGGCTTTAATTGTGTGGTATACAATTTTGAGTGATTATTGAAAACTGGAGTTATATTTGTTTCCTAGGTACTTAACAAGCTATAGAGTTTTAGAAGGAACGCTAAAACCTATGTGTTACATTGACAAGAGTTCAATGGTATAACTTCGGTTTTGAGTAATCAATACAAACAAAATGAATAAAACTATCATAAAATGAGGTATATCTACATGGATATATCTCATTTTTGGCATAAAACTAACAAAAGAGGGAAATATGACACAGGTACATTGCGATAGAAAGCATTGCTTGAACAATGATAAATATGGAATATGCACGGCTGATGCAATAGAATATAACGGCTTGTGTCAGACGTATATAACGGCTAAACATTCTTGTAAACCACATTGCGGAATATGTCGCAAGGATAAAGGCAAGTTAAAACGGAAAGGCAGTGAGGTTCTTAAATAATGGAAATTGTAACGAAAAGCTTACATGAATTAACTCCATATGATAAGAACGCACGCAAGAATGATAAAGCCATTCCGTTAGTAGCCAAATCAATTGAACAGTTTGGGTTTAAAGTGCCGATTGTCATTGATAGGAATAATGTGATTGTGTGTGGTCATACCAGATATAAGGCAGCACATGCGTTAGGTATTGAAGAAGTACCTTGTATTATTGCTGATGATCTAACAGACCAGCAAATAAAAGCGTACAGACTGGCGGATAACAAAGTAACCGAGGCATCTAAATGGGATAAAGGTATTTTGTCATTAGAGATGAATGAAATATTTGATTTCGATATGTCGGACTTTGGATTTGAAATTGCTGATCCAGTAGACACAGTTGAAATAGAATTACCGCAAAAGGAAAACGAGCGTGAGCGTACGGCTAATGCATATAACTTGTATGATTTTGATGAAAATAGATGCACAGGGATATATGATATACCTACACTAGACAAGGTGATACATACGCCAAAGTCGTTAATGGGGTTTAATTATTGCAAAAGTACACCTCCACAAGAAGGCGTAGGGGTTCATTTCTTCCTTGATGATTATCAATTTGAAAGAGTATGGAATAGTCCGGAAGATTACTGTACTATGCTTGCAGATTATGATTGTGTATTAACGCCTGACTTTAGCCTATACACGAACATGCCAATAGCGATGATGATATGGAATACATATAGAAGTCGCTTAATCGGTCAAATGATGCAAGACTATGGATGTACTGTTATTCCTACTGTGTCATGGGCTGGTACAGATAGCTATGATTTCGCATTTGATGGATTACCAACAGGCGGAACAATAGCTGTATCAACTATAGGCGTTAAAAGAAGTAAAGATGCATTTGATATATGGACACAAGGTATGGACGAATGCATGAAGATTGTTAAACCACATAACATAATCGTATATGGCGGTGATATTGGGTATACATTTGATTGTGATGCAACATACATTAGCAATGCAGTAACTGACAAGATGAAAGGGTAAGGTGAATATATGGGTGGTAGAGGTGCTGGATATTCGCTAACAGGTAGCGGAGAAGAAAGCAAAGGTACAAAGAAAAGCAAGGCAAAACTTGCAGCGTTGCAAGCTAGCTTTGATGCTAAATTCAATGATCATGTAAATAACATGAGAGCAAGGCAAGGCCAAGTGTGGCACGTTGAAAAAGGAAAAGGCCGTGCAGAAAAAAATAGAGCAGACAGAGAAAATGCTAGTCTAAACAGTCTAAAGGAAAAGATTGAAAAACAAAAACGAGTGGTAGAACGTCAGGTAGCACGTGATAAAGCTAGAGGTAGCTTGTTTGACCATAAAGGTAATTTAAACATTACAGCTCGAAATATTAAACAGGTAAAAGCGTATTTAAAAGATTTAGATAGTGGCAAGGTACCTAAAACTAGAACGACAGCAACTATTAGAACGTGGAAAAAGAAAGTTGCTAATTTAGAGGCTAGCATGAAAACAGCAAGTAAAACAAAGGTATCGACAAGTGCTAAAAGTTTAATTGATAGTGGTAAAGTTACGCAATGGGCGAAAAGACCTAACACATATTTTATTAAAGGACTAAAGAAAACGGCATTAGAATTACAGCCAGATGGAACGTTTAAACATAGTCCTCGTTATTATGGGCCAGCAACTCATGAACATGCAGCGAGGGTGGCAAATTTCATCAAAACAGGTAATTTATAACCATAAACCACGGATATAGCACAGAAAGGGGGTGAGCCAAGTGGCTATCAATAAACAAAACCTAAGAGATATAGGCAAGTTACCGAAAGAAGAGCGTCAACGGCTTGGTTCACTCGGTGGCATTGCTAGTGGCAAGGCAAAAAGAGCCAAAAAGACATGGAGAGAAATAACCAATACATTATTGGATACTCCGTTAAAAGACGGCCAAATAGATGAGAAAATAAAGAGCCTTGCAAGTGCTAAGGGGTTAAATATAACGGCACAGACGGCCATTGTGCTAAAACAGGTGGTAAATGCAATCAATGGGGATAATAAGGCAGCCGAATTCGTATTAAATGTATCTGGAGGACTTACAGAGAATGACGAGCCAACACAGGACACGTTCAAGCGTGTTGATTTAACGGAAGTTATTATTCCACATTATGACGTGGTAAGTGCTGATATTAAACGGCATAAACACACGCATTATTGGTTGACTGGTGGCCGTGGTAGTACTAAATCGTCATTTGTTGGTATTGAAGTAGTTGACACCTTGATGAATAACAAAGATTGTCATGCGGTTGTATTACGTAAGGTAGGGCAGACGTTAAAAAACTCCGTATACGCTCAAATAGAGTGGTGTATTGAGAAATTAGGCGTATCTGATAAGTTTACATTCAAGAAATCACCGCTAGAGATTATCTATAATCCAACAGGGCAACGGATATTATTTCTAGGTGTTGATGATCCACAAAAAGTAAAGTCAATTAAATTACCATTTGGGTATGTCGGTATAGTGTGGTTCGAAGAATTAGACCAATTTGCTGGCATGAATGAAATACGAAATATAAACCAGTCCTTATTGCGTGGTGGTGATAAGTACTGGTGTTTTTATTCGTTTAATCCACCTAAGAGCCGTGATAATTGGGTGAACGTAGAACAATTAACAGATGATGCAGATAGGATGGTAATCAAAAGTGATTACACTATGGTACCTGTGGAGTGGCTAGGGCAACAATTCGTCAATGAAGCCGAAAAGTTAAAAGAGGCACGGCCTGACCTGTACGCTCATGAATATATGGGCGAAGTAACAGGCACAGGCGGTGATGTATTCCCTAACGTTGAAGAATTAGACATCACAGATGAAATCATAGATACATTTGATAATGTATTCCATGGTATTGACTTTGGTTTTGCGACTGACCCATTCGTATACATGAAAATGAACTACGATGAAAAGCACGATACTATTTATATCTACGATGAAGTATACGGCACTAAATTAACCAATAAGAAAGCCGTGAACCTCATCAAGGATAAAGTAGGCGATAGGCCTGTATATTGTGATAGTGCAGAACCTAAATCTATAGCAGAATTCACAGAATTAGGTATAAGAGCCTACCCAGTACGTAAAGGGCCTGATAGCCGTGATTTTAGTATTAAATGGTTATCAGATAGAGCAAAGATTTACATTGATAAAAAGCGTTGCCCTAACGCATATCGTGAGTTTATGTCTTACGAATTCGCACAAGACAAAGATGGCAATTTCATTTCTAGTTATCCTAAACATAATGACCATACCATTGATGCGGTGCGTTATGGCTTACGTGAAATTATGGACGGTGCAAGATTTAGTTGGTAAGGAGGTACAATGCTAACAATTAATGAAATGTGGCAAGCAATCATAGAAGGGAATAGTGGTATCTCTGAACGTGAATTCTTGCAAAATGAAATACGTAAATTTTTAAGCGGTAAAGAAAGAAAAGACATGCTGACCGGTAGACGATACTACGAGGGGAAGCATGACGTTCTAAACAAAAAGCGGACTACCATCATCGAAGATGGAAAGTTGATGGAGTTGCAAAACCTACCGAATAATAAAATCGTCGATAATAAAATTGATGATTTAGTAGACCAAAAAGTCAATTATATGCTTGGTAAGCCGCTTGAAATTAAGACGGAAGATGACCGCATCACTGATATATTTAATCGTAAATTCCAACGTACACTATTAAACGTATGCAGCGATTCGCAGATAGCTGGTAAAGGGTATTTGTATCCGTATATTAACGCAAATGGTGATATAGCGTTTAAACGTTTAAAGCCTGAAAACATTATTCCGTTTTGGCGTGATGATGATCATACGCAGTTAGATGCATTTGTGTATATGTACGATATGGAAGTGTATGCTCCGCTAGGTGCTAATCAGACAGTAACATTTGTAGAGTTTTACACAAAAGACAAAGTAAAGTATTACACCTATCAAAATCAAAACTTGTACATCAATCAAGAAAAAGACGAGCAACGCTATATTAACGCTGGCAACGTGTTCTATGATTGGGGTCAAGTACCTTTAATCTGTTTCAAAGGTAATCATATAGAACAACCTATTATTAATCGTGTTAAGTGCTTACAAGATGCATTGAATGATATGTATTCGATGTTAGCGGATAACATGATGGAAGATAGTCGGAATACAATTCTAATATTGAAGAACTATGACGGCACAGACCTGGCAGATTTTAGACAAAAGCTAGCCCAATATGGAGCGGTCAAGATTAATACTGTAAATGGTGATGGTGGTGTTGAGGCTTTACATATAGAAGTGAATACGGCTAACTATCAATTTATTATCCATGCATTGAAAACGGCAATTATAGAAAATGGCCGTGGATTTGATGCAAAAGATGATAGAATGGCTAATAATCCTAATCAGATGAACATCATGAGCATGTATTCTGATATTGATTTGGATAGTAACCAACTTGAAGTAGAATTCCAAGCATCATTTGAAAAAATGCTTGAATTCATTGGCCAGTATTACAACATTCTAGGTAGTAACGCACTTGACGATGTGGAATTTATATTTAATAAACTCACACCAGTCAATGAAAGTGAAATCATCAACAATTGCCGTAACAGTGTAGGCATCATCTCCAACGAAACAATCGTATCTAATCACCCATGGACATTAGACACCAATGAGGAATTAGAACGTTTGAAGAAAGAACAGGCCGAATTAATGCCTGACTTTGTAATTCCTAATGGTGGTGAGGGACATGGCGAATGATTACTGGCAAAAGCGGTATGAACGTATTCTAGATGAAGCATTTCAAAAGGCGACGTTAACCGATGAGGAAATCAAAAAGCAGTATGCACGAGCGTTACGGCGGATAGAAAAGGCTATTAATGATTGGTATCGAAGATTTGCCAATGAAAACGGCATTACATTACAAGAAGCACGAAAGCTACTAGATAAGTACGAAATGAAAGCCTTTAAGATGGACTTGAAAGAGTTTGAAAAAGAGGCGAAACAATTCGGAATGTCTAAGGAACATCAACAAATGCTATCTAATGCATCGATACGTGAGCGGTTAAGCCGTGAGCAAATGCTATATATCAATATGGTGCATGAAATCGAAGTCATGGCACACGGTCAAAATGTATCGGTTAAAAATATGCTAGATGATGTGTATAGATCATCAGTATATAAGAGTGCATATACGGCACAAACGCAACGAGGCACGTACTCAATGATTAATAGCATTGATGGTAAGCGTGTTGATAGTGTTATAAATAGCCAATGGGCTAATGATGGACAAGATTTCAGCAGTCGCATATGGAGTGATAAGGTCAAGCTAGTAGCTAACTTGCAGAATGATTTCACACAAGCGTTGATGATTGGACAAGGTGCTGACACTATGGCTGATAACCTAAGCAAGCGAATGAAAACATCGTATAGCAACGCTAAACGGCTAGTAGAAACAGAAACAGCACGAGTACATGAACAGGGCTTTCTTGATAGTATGGCAGAACTCGATGTTGATAAGTTGGAGATACTAGCCACGCTAGACAGTCATACATCGCCTATTTGTAGGAGAATGGATAGAAAGATTGTTAGACGTGTTGATGCTAAACCTGGCATCACTGTCCCGCCCTTCCATTGCTATTGTCGTTCTACTACTATCCCTTATATAGAGGGGTTAGATGGTGAAACACGAACAGGCAGAAATAAAGATGATAAAAGCATCGATGTGGATGGTGCTATCACCTATGAAGAATGGGAAAAACAATATATTAACTAATAAGCAGCTTAACGGCTGCTTTTTTAATTGCCGTTTTAGTATTGTTAGGCGTAAAACAACAAGACCGTAGCCGTGAGGTGTGGCTCACGAAAATAAAGCGAAATGGGTATTTGTATAAGGGGGTCAATATGACTAAAGACGAATTAATGAAGTTAGGTTTGAGTGAAGAGGTAGCAGACAAAGTGGTGGAAGATTACGGCAAAAATTACGTATCTAAAGACCAATTTAATTCGAAAAACGACAAACTCAAATCTGTGGAGGGGGAATTATCAAAGGTACGTGGTGAAATTGATAACCTTCAAAAAGCTAATGCTAGTAACGACGAACTAAAGAAACAAATCGATGCATTAAAAGCCGATTCAGACAAAAGAACCGCTGAATACGAGGCGAAAATCAAAAGCATGGAAATCGATAGTATCGTTAATGCGGCATTGAGTGGTGTCAAATCTAAGAACAATAAAGCTGTGCGTGCTTTGTTAGATCTAAACGATGCAAAAATTGAAAATGGCGAAATTAAAGGGTTAAAAGACCAATTAGATGCGGTCATGAAAGAGAACCCTTTTTTATTTGGCGAAAACACAAAACCAATAGGCACACCAGCTGGCAATGATGGCGGTAAGCATGGCACACCTACGATTACATCAAAGGAATTTGCCAAGATGAACTATGCTGAACGCTCGAAACTTTACGATGAAAATCAAGAACTCTATAACCAATTATCAAAAGGAGAATAAAAATATGAGTAAACAAAAATTCACATTTGATTTGCAACGCTTTGCAACAGGCGTTACTACTTCTACTAACATGATTAAACCGCAAGTTATGGCTGACATGGTGTCCGCTGGCTTGCCTAAAGCGATTAAATTCACACAAATTGCGACATTCGATAACACTTTGGTAGGTCAACCAGGTGAAAGCGTAACAGTACCAGTATGGGGTTATATCGGTGATGCGGTAGACCTTACAGAAGGTACAGCAATGGATACAGAACAAATGACTGCAACTCACGATGATTACAAAATCAAAGAGGCTGGCAAAGCAGTTGAATTAACTGATAAAGCTATCCTTACAGGTTTAGGCGACCCAGTTGGTGCGGCTGCTCAACAATTATCCATGTCCATTGCATCTAAAGTTGATAATGATGTATTGGCTGCATTGAGTGGTGCTACACTCACTTCTGTTTCTACAAGTGCGATTTCTTATGATGGCATTGTTGATGCGGTTGCTAAATTCGATGAAGAACAAGAAGGCGTGGTGAAATATTTATTTATTTCCCCAGCACAAGAAGCAACTTTGCGTAAAGACCCTAACTTCATCGACAAAAACAAATACGGTAACGATGTAATGGCTAGTGGCGTAATCGGTAAAATTGCTGGCTGTAACGTTGTTATTTCTCGTAAAATCGTAGAAAACGCAGGCAACTTCAATAACTATATCGTTCAAGTTACACCAGAACCAGAAGATGGTGTTCCAGCACTTCCAGCAGTAACAATCTTCATGAAACGTGATGCATTAGTTGAAACTGATCGTGATGTATTGAAACGTACAAACGTAATTACAGTAACTGAACATTACATTGCAGCGTTGACTAATAAATCCAAAGTTGTAAAAGCAACATTCAAAAAATAGAGGGTGAAATTATGGGAATGCTATTGAGACGATACCACAAGACGGAAAATCCAACAGTAGAGGAAACTACGAACACGGAAGAAAATCCAACAGTAGAGGAAACTACGGATAGCAAAGGATTGGTGAAGAATGTTAGAAAAAATTCTAGATCTAATTCTGACAATAACGAATAAAAGCATTGATGTTGAAACACCTATTCTTAACTATCTGATTACTGCAGAAACCCAACGAGTACTCAATATTATTAACTGTAAAACGCTACCGGCTGAACTCGAACACGTAATAGTGCATCGGGTAGTCGGAGCGTATTTACAGACCAATATTGTTGCGTTAGTTGGTGTTGAAAACTTAGACGTGCCTACACAGATTAAAATGGGTGACACTCAAGTGAGTTTTAGCAGTAAAAGTGCAGAGGATAGATTGAAAGAAATGGCTCAAATATTCGCAAATTATGGAGAGGGTGAGTTGACATGCTTCCGACGGCTGAAATGGTAGAGAAGTACACAAAGCAAATCGAGAAACTTTACGATTGTGAATGTACGATTGAAACCGAAATCGACCAAATGGACGAAGAAACAGGGATAATGGCAAAATTAACCAAAATTGACGGCCCATATCCTTGCAGATTGTCATATAAAACATCGAATACTGCCAATATGGCTGAAATTCCAAAATTTACGCAGTATACGAGCCTTTTCTGTTCGCCTAGTGTAATCATACCAAAAGGCTCTCGAATAGCTGTTACAGGGCGAAATACAAAGAAACTTTTTCGCAGTGCATCGATTTCTGCACGATACGACACCCATCAAGAGGTGCAACTAGAAAATTTAGAGGTGCATTGATATGGGTGTTGAATTTAACCTCAAAGATTTTGCTGATTTTAAAGATGGTTTAATAAAGTTAAGTCAATCAGGGAATATTCAAGCGTTTAATAAAAAAGTGGTTGAAAACATGGCGAGTGTGTATGTGCGTGAGGCAAAGTTAAATACGCCAGTTGGTAAAAGGTCAGTAAAATTTATGCAACATGGAAAGATACAGACAAAATACTTTGATAGCGAACATACACGCCAATCATGGAGTATTGGTAAATATCAATTGAACAATCAAAGCGGTAAAGTTGAAGTGTTCAATACATCATCATATGCATCCTTCCTAAACGATGGACATAGGCAAGAGGTTGGGAGATTTCTTCCATGGATAGGTCAATCTAAAGGCGGTGTGATGCAAGGTGGTAGATTGAAAAAACCTTGGGTTGATGGTGCATATATGCATGAGAAAGCTGAAAAGGTGGTCAACAAGAACGCTAAACGTATTATGGAAATTACATTAAAGAAATGGATTGAAAAGCATGGTGGATTCTGATGTATTAACAGCTGTATCTAAAGCCGTACATACGGCACTTAACGTGCCGATATACCTAGAATTCAAAGAAAACAATATGACGTTCCCTTGCGCATATATCAAGGTGATTGAGCCTAGTATGGGCAGACATGTCGGTGATCTTTATAACACTTCTTTGGATTTAGATATCATGTATTACGCCAATAATCTTGATGTGGTTACTGATACGCGAAAACTCATTGATATTCCTAGTGTGCTGTACCAACTGCTTGAATTTGTACAAGTTGGGGGACGTACAATTATGGGCACAGGTATGAAGTACAAGATTTCAGATGGAGTGCTGCACTTCTTCGTAACGTATGAGAACATACTACGGAAAGTGGGCAAGCCTATCGAGCGTATGAAGCACATGGAATTAACAGAAAGGGTAAAAGATGGCAGATGAAAAACAAGCAGTCGAGGTAACGACTGAACAACAATTTGATGCTTACGCTATCATTGCATCTGACAAATACAGACGGTATCGTGATTTACTCACTTGCCTTCTTAATGAAGATGAAATGTATACGGAAAGCGATATTGATAAGATTTTAAATCAGGCATTAACAACGCCTGTGAAAGGTTAGTGAAATATGGCATTAGGTGGTGGCACATTCTTATTCCACAATAAAGTATTGCCAGGTACTTATATTAACTTCGTATCCAAAGACCGAGCATATGCAGAAGTATCTGACCGTGGCTATGGTGCGATGATGCTCTCCTTTGATTGGGGCCCAAGTGGTGAAGTGTTCCGTGTAGATAACGACACATTCCAAAAGGATTGCCAAAAATACTTTGGTTATGACTACGGCCATGACAAAATGAAGGGCTTACGTGATTTGTTCCGTGGCTTGAAAACTGGTTACTTCTACCGCTTAAACTCTGACGGTGCGCAAGCTACAAGCACAATCGGTAAAGCAAAATATAAGGGTATTCGTGGTAATGATTTGGGTGTATCTGTTCAAGCTGATCCAGATAACACTGGTAAATTTATCGTAACTACTTACCTCACTACAGGTGATGTTCGTAAAGCAGTAGATATTCAAAAGAACTTGAAGGATGCGACAGAATTACAAGATAACGATTATATCGTATTCACTAAAACTGGCGCATTAACTGCTACAGCTTATACTGCATTATCCGGCGGTACTAACGGCTCTACAATCACTGTTAAGAACTACCAAGACGGCCTTGATATGATTGAGCCTTATTACTTCAATATATTGGGTTACGCAGGTGCGGACGACACAATTAAAAACTTGCTTATTGCATTTACTAAACGCTGTCGTGAACAAAGTGGCGCTAAATTCCAATTAGTGATTCATGGTAAGACTAAAGTCAACTATGATGGTGTTATCTCTATCCTTAATGATGTAACAGACGAAGGTGCCGAAAAAGGTTCTTTAGCGTACTGGACAGTAGGCCGAGAAGCTTCTTGTAATATCAATGAAACAGTAGGCAACATGGTCTACGATGGCGAATACACGGTAAACGTTAAGTACAAACAGTTCGAACTTGAACAAGCTATCAAAGATGGTATGTTTATGTTCCACAATGTTACTGACTCCGTTGGTGGTAATATCCAAGGTGACGTACGTGTATTGAAAGATATCAACACATTTACTGAATTCAGTAAAGCTAAAAACCGCGACTTCTCTCTTAACCAAGTCATTCGTGTATTGGATAACTGGGCAGTTGACAGCGCTAGATTGTTTAACAAAACACATCTTGATAAATCCCCTAATGACCAAGCTGGTCGTGAGTCCTTATGGGGCGACCTTGTATATCTTGCTGAGCAGTACCAAAAAGTACGTGCTATCCAAAACTTCGATGATAAAGACATCCCAGTACCTACGCAAGGCGATAACAAGGAAGATGTATTGGTTAACGTACAATTACAGCCAACTGTGGCTATGGAAAAATTGTACATGACTGTTGTAGTAGCCTAGGAGGATAACGTATGGAAAATGAAATTTTAGATGCATTGAAAACGATGGATGCAGCTGACGTTGTTTCTTCTAAATTAGCGTCTTGCTATATCGTAGAGAACGGTAACAGATACTTACTGTTTCAAGCTAAGAAACTCAGCGCAAAAATTAAAAAGAATAAAGAAAAAGTGGCTATTTTGGGCCGTATCGGTGCGGGTAATAAGTCTACCTCCGTAGAATACAGCGGTAGCTTAACTATTTACCACAACACAGCTTTATTCGATAAGATGGTTGAAAAATACTTGAAAACAGGTGTGGATACATACTTTGATATGCAAGTAGTTAATAACGATCCTACTTCTAAAGCTGGTCGCCGTTCTGTAATTCTAAAAGGTGTGAACCTTGACGAATTAACAGCAGCTGAATTCGATGCTGAAGGTAAATACATCGAACAAGAACACAACTTCACCTATGAAGGTGTTAAATACGTTCAACACTTTAATGAATTAGACGGGATGCAAGCCTAGTGCTTGCTCCCTTTTTTTAGGAGGTTTTTATAATGGCTGAAAATTTGAGCGCATTCCTTAAACAAAACGTTGATGTAGTCAATGAAACAGAATATGTGGCATCTAAACGTATCAAAGTGAATGGTGAGCCTGTTGCGTGGAAAATCAAAACATTGGCAACAGATGAAACAGAAAAAATGCGTAAGAAATACACTAAACGTATTACTGACCGCATCACTCGTCAATCTGAAGAACGTTTTGATGCGACTGCGTACAACGAAGATGTGCTATCTAAGGCAATCACTTATCCTAATCTATATGATGCGGAACTACAAGATAGCTGGGGCGTTACTGAACCTGTTGAGCTTGTAAAAGCAATGCTTACACCAGGCGAATATGCTGACCTTTTGGCGGCAGTAACAGAAGCCCAAGGCTATGATGTGGGTATGGAAGATAAGGTAAAAGAAGTAAAAAACTCCTAGAATCCAATGAAACAGAAACGATGTTCGCATATTTGGCATTTGTTAAATACCATATGCGACCTTCTGTTTTTGCGGATATGGACATGAATGAAAAGGCTGTAGTAATTGCCTTTATTCAGCAACATGCCAAAGACGAGCAAGATGAAATGAATAAGGCAAAAAGGGGGTAATGAATGGCTACACTTTCTAACTATATAAGCCTCTCAACTAATATTCCTAATGCTATGAACGCAGCCGCAAACGCAACAACTAAAGCCTATCAATCCATGAACACGCTACATAATAAGATGACTGGTGTATCAAATGCTAGTGAAACACTAAAAGCTAGCATGGGTGGAATCATGAACAGCTTTGCAGGTAACCTGTTGGCTAGTACTGTGATGAATGGTATTGGCGCTATAAAAGGTGCTATCGAATCGATTCAAGATACCGCTACTGAATGGGCACAGGTGCAAGCACGCCTTAAATTGGTGGCCGGAAGCCAGGAAAATGCTATTTACCTAAATAAGCAGATATTTGAATCCGCACAACGTGCAAGAGGCGGGTACTTAGAAATGGCCGACGCTGTAATCCAGGTATCTCAATCCGCGCATGATGCGTTCCCGGACCCAAGAAAAGCTGTAGAGTTCATGGAAGGTATTCAAAAAGTATTCGCCATCGGTGGTGCATCGAAAGAAGCACAAAAGAACGCTATGCTTCAGTTAACGCAAGGTTTAGCAAGCGGACAATTACAAGGTGACGAATTCCGGTCTATCGCCGAAAATGCACCTATGATTGAAAACATCATTGCTAAATCAATGGGCGTATCCCGTGGCGAACTTAAGAAGCTAGCTTCGGAAGGCAAGATTACTGCTGAAGTCATTAAAAACGCTATTATGAATAACTTGCCTGAGATTGAAAAGCAGTTTGAGTCACTTCCTAAAACTTGGGGTGATCATATGCAGTCGATTAAGAATAAAGCTATTCGGGCGTTCGAGCCTGTGTTCCAACGAATATCCGACCTTGCTAATAGCGAGGGCGTTCGTGAGTTAGTGGATAACGTAACGGGAGCTATTCAAACGGTAGCGCCGGTATTCTATTGGCTCGTAGGTGTTATTGGTGAAACGATTAATACTGCAGTATGGGCATTCAACACGTTATCTAACTTTGTTAGACAACACTCGTCTATCATGTATACGGCTATGATAATATTGGGTGGCGTTATGGCGTTTTATGCAATTCAGGCCGGTATAGCAGCCGGAAGAACGATTCTCGCTGCAGGGGCTATGGCGATTAAGGCCGTAGCAGATTGGGCTGAAACTGCTGCCCTTTTGGCAATGATTGTAGCTCAAGAAGGATTGAACGCCGCATTATATGCGTGTCCGTTAACATGGGTAATCGGCTTGATTGTTGCAGTTATAGTCATAATCTACTTAGCTGTAGAAGCTATTAACTATTTCTGTGATGCGAATATTAGCGTACTAGGAATCGTAGTTGGTGCTTTTTGGGCGTTCGGTTCCGCTATTTTCAATGTGTTCGCATTGGGATGGAACATTATCGCAGCATTTGTTAATTTCTTGGCCAACGTATTTAAAGACCCATTACATGCAGTCGCTAACTTGTTTATCGATATATGGAATGGTATTTGGCAATTCGTAAAAGCTAGGATTAACGATATTATCGATGCGATTAATAAAATCCCTGGTGTAAATATCGATAAAGTAGGCGGGTCTACTGGTGTAATAGAACGATTCGAGATTGCCGGCGGTGAAACCACTGTCATGGGTAAGATGGATTATTCTAGCGTTACAGGGGCTTTCGGCGAGGGCTATAACATTGGGGCTAACCTTAGCCTAGGTGACTTAATGCCTAACATGCCTGGTGTTAAAACTCCTCAAGAGTTTGACGCTAGCAAAATTACTCCGGGTGCTGATCATGATGCGGCTGATAAGACTAAGAAAAACACAGGTAAGACTGCTAAAAACACAGGCAAGATTGCCAAGTCTATCGACATGACAAATGAGGAAATCAAGGCACTCCGTGAAAGCGCTATCGATAAGTCCTTGAAGAGATGGCAAGATGCCAATGTAATTCACATCCAAATGAATAACGATGTGGAAATCAATAACGGCACTGACCTAGATGGCTTTACAAGTCAAATCTCGAAAGGCTTGAAAGATGCATTTGCAATTCAAAGGGAGGGAATCTAAATGTATTACTTCTATATGGGGACGATGCAGATACCGATTCCCCCTAAAGAATTAACCACTAATATCAATGGCAAGAACGAAACAATGGAGCTATTGGGGAAAGGCGAAGTTAACGTTATTAAACCTGCAGGGCTTACTGACATTGCTTTTAAATTCTTGTTGCCTAACTCTGATTATCCATTTAATGAGTCCTTGGTCTTTAAGTCTAAGAAGGCTAAGTACTACATCGACGAACTCGAAAAGCTTAAAACTACAAAGACGATCTTCCAATTTATCGTAGTTCGAATGAAACCAGGCGGGCAGATGCTAGCCATGACTAACATGAAGTGTACGCTTGAAAACTACGTCATAGAAGAAGATGCAGATAACGGCTTTGACTCCTATGCTAATGTTACCTTGAAGCAGTGGAAGCCTTGGGGTGCTAAACGGATTGAAGTGAAGACCGATAAGGATGGTACTGCAAAAGGTAGCGTTAAGTCGGACAGACCAACGGACGGCAAGGTGGCGGCATCTACTGCTAAAGTATCCAAAGGACAGACTTTACAGCAAATCGTTAAGAAGCAACTAGGCAATACGGATAACCTATTCCAAATTGCTGCCCTTAACAAAATCGCTGTGCCCGCTATCTTGGGAGTTGGCCAAGTAGTCCAGCTTAAACGTGAGGGTAATAACGAATGGCTATAGATGAAAAGAAAACAGTCGAAAAATCTCAAATCAATGGCACTATCCTTCCGTTACCCATGCCTACTCAACTTCACTATGAGTTAACCATCAGAAATAAAAGCACTGGTGATTTGTGGCTCATAGAACCGGAAGACGGCGTACAAATTACGAGAGCAGTTGATTGCGTTCCAAGTAAGATGACTTTCAAAGTGCCTAAAGACCCTAACCTCAGTTTTGAAGAAGGTGATACCGTCAAGTTCACTTTAAACGGAGGGGCGGTATTCTTTGGGTACGTCTTTGAGAAACAACGAGACGGCAAGAATTCTATTTCGGTTACTTGTTATGATCAGATACGTTATCTCAAGAATAAAGACTGCTATGTTATTGGGGCTATGACGGCGACAGAGTTCATCAAAATGGTAGCCGATGACTTTGGTTTGAAATGTGGTTATATGGACGACACCGTGTGGAAAACTCCGGAGAAACCGCAAACCATATTCAAAGATAAGTCACTGCAAGAAATGATATGCCAATTGCTTGATAAAACGGCTATATACACGCCTAATCATGCGTTCTACCATTTGTATGATGATGCGGGCGAGTTACGGCTAGCATCGTTTGAGACTATGAAAACGGATATTTACATTGATGACGAGTGTATGGAAGACGTGCAATATACGACTTCCATAGATAAGGAAACATACAACTATGTAAAAATCGTCCGCACAGTTCCAAACGGCGCATCAAGTAAGTTGGAGAACACTTTCATAGCTAAGGACGATAAGAACATCGAGAAATGGGGCAGATTACAGTATCTGCTCATTCCTAAAGAGAAGGACATCAACGCAGTAGCACAGGCCAAGGCAATCATGGCTCACAAAAACAAGAAAAGCCGTGAGATTAAATTAAAAAATGTCATTGGCGATGTGCGTGTGCGCGGCGGATCCTTGGTGTACATCAATCGAAACTTTGGCGATATGATTGTTAATAATTACATGATGGTAACATCTGTTACTCATACGTTTAAAACAGGATTTCATGGAATGGATTTAGATTTACGATACGTGGATAATGACGCAGCTTATGAAGTTGCAAAAGACGAAGATGCGGAAGCGGTTAAGAAGATTGAAGCTGCTAAGAAAACCAAAGGTACTGCAGTCACTACTGGGGCAGGCGGTACAGCGGGTCAAGTTGATACCGCATTCAGCGCCAATGACGGCCGAGTATCTCAATATGGCAGTCAAGGCTGTGCTGACACAGTATGCGCTACTGGGTCTTGGTACAATTCTGATTTGAAAGATGAGTACAACAAAGGCACGGCAAGAGTTGATACGCTTCGCCAAAATCTCGAGGCTAAAGGTTATACAACGGAACAATTCAACGGATACGCTAATAAAGGCGATTTACTGATTTATGGTGATGATGAACACGTTGTTATTGCAGATGGCGCAGGCGGATGCTTCGGTAATTCTTCTAAACGTGGCTATGCTATGAAATATGGCAACGCAAATTATGCGTGGCATAATGACGAAGCGCCAACTAAGATTATTCGAATGGGGGCTAAATAATGGATAGCGAGTACATGAAAATCGTTAACACGATTAAAGAAATAGCGAGCACCGTTATATCAAATGGCGAGCCTATGGAAATAATCGTCGGCGAAGTTGTCAGTGTATCACCGCTTGCTATTAAGATTGACCCTAAGTTAACCGTACCTGAAGAAAATATTATTCTTACTAAAAACACCTGTGAATGGACTATGGAGATGAGCGTTGATCATGTTACAGAAAACCGAGCAGGTGGCGGAGGTATGGCTGAATATGCAAGCCATAACCATGAGTACAAAGGGCGTAAGAAGTATCTCGTTCATAACCAATTAGTCATGGGCGACAAAGTCATTATGCTGAAGGAAACAGGCGGACAGCGTTACATAGCATTAGACCGTTGGTATAACCCGAACAGGGGGTGCACGACTAAGTAATGGCAGATAATTTACTATTACCAAAACAAAATAACGATGCACTTATTCCTGACACAGTGAATTACATTGAACCGTCGCATACGTATGATGTTGATTTTAGAACGGATAGCCAAATTAGAGGGTATGCGGATAAGTTGCGAGCTATGGAGCAAGCAATTTATAAAATCATCAATACGGAGCGATACCAATATATTATTTACAGTTGGAATTACGGCATCGAACTACAAGACTTATTCGGTCAGCCAATTCCGTATGTGTACGCCGAGTTACAGCGACGCATAGAAGAGGCTTTACTGAATGACGATAGAATCACTAAAGTATACAACTTTGACTTTAGCCACGAAGGTGGTGACGTCATGGTTGAGTTTGATGTAGATACCATCTATGGTACGCTACAAAAAATCAAGAAAGGGGTGAAAGGTATTGTATGAGCATATGACGGCCAATCGAATTGAAAAACGAATGCTCGATAGAGTTAAAGATGAATTCGATCGGCGCGAAGGTAGTGTTATATACGATGCTACAGCTCCAGCAAGTGTAGAGTTTGCAGAACTATATATCCTAGCAGATGTTATTTTGAAACAAGCGTTTGCAACTACGGCAGACCGTGAGTTCTTAATACTTCGGGCGGCAGAGTTTAATATTTACCCGGAACCGGCCACGCAAGGCGAATTTGAAGCCCAGTTTAATATGGAAGTACCGATTGGCTCCAGGTTTAATTACAACGAATATAACTTTGTTGTAACGGAGATAATCGATGACACGGAACATAAGTACAAACTCAAATGCGAACAGTACGGACGCACTCCTAATGCGACTACAGGTGATATCACGCCAATACAAGGTATTAATGGCCTTACCTCCGCTAAGATATTGAAAAATATCACGCCTGGTGAAGATGAAGAAGAGACGGAAGTATTTAGAAAACGATACTTTGATGCTTTAAAATCAAAAGCTTATGGGGGTAATGGTGCTGATTACAAGGAAAAGGTATTAGCTATCCCTGGTGTAGGTGGTGTTAAAGTATACCGCTGTTGGAATGGTGGCGGTACAGTTAAGTTAGTCGTCTTAAATAGTGACTACAAGCCGGCAGCAGATGAACTAGTTAAGGAAGTAGAGAACGTTATAGACCCTGCACCAAAAGGCAAAGGCTATGGACTCGCTCCTATCGGTCATACTGTAACAATCGAAAAGGCCGAACCTGTAACTGTCAACTACCGAATTGAAGTAACTATGATGAGCGGTCACACAATTAACGAAATTCAAACCCTTGCTGAAAACGCTATCAAGCAACGATTACTTATCCGTGCTAAAGAATGGTGTAATCAAGACGAGAAGGAACATGTTATTCTTCGGACTAGCTTGGTAACGGCTTTAATGGTTGAGCTTCCTAATGTTCTTGACGTCGGTAGGATTACTATAAACGGTGCTTCTGTTTCAAATCTTGAATTGAAGGATAATCAAATCCCAGTATTAGGGACGATTACTTTGGTGGCAGTATGATTACAGATTTCGGCATTTTTAAGAGAGATATTGATATCTCACAATTCGCCGTTCCGTTAACTCGAGATTCTCGGGATATCCAAGAAGTGTATAGGGTGGAATCGGCAGAACTGCAACTACTATGGGATATCATGCTGGATATCTTTAAGGAAGAATACATCTATACCGCATCAGATTACGGGCTTGAAGCATGGGAACAAATCTTAGGCATCAATCCTCCGGATTTGACAGACACAGAAGGGCGCAGAAGCGAAATACTATCGGTATTAATCGGTCAGCGTCCTTTTACTATGCCAAAAGTACAAGAAATGCTCAATTTTAAATTCGGTAATCACGTAGTAGAGCACTCTGTTGTATCTGATAGGTATGAGTATTGGCTGGATGTAGTAGATGGGTTTGAAACACAACTCAACAATATCATTGATTATGTTGAGCCTTTAATTCCTAAGAACTTAATCATCAAAACTAAAAGTACTACAAACCTTAACGGCGAAATATATATCGGTGCTATCTCCGATGTATATGAATCCTTCCATGTTGGGGCGGCATTAGATAAGTTTGACTTCAAAGTAGGCTCTGACATTAATATAGGCATGAGCTTCGACGTATTAGAAACAATTAAAGTATAAGGAGAACACATGGCTTCAATTTATCCAAATACACGATTAACCAATTATGGCCGTGAGTTAATTGCAAGATCACAAGCAACAGGTAAGAAGTTGCAATACATTAAGCTGGTTACGGGCGACGGTCAGCTCGATAATCAGAATATCGATACCATGACCTCTGTATTAGCGCCAAAATTGGAGTGTCCGTTTACCTCTAATGGTGAATTCGTAGGAGATGGTCAATTTAGAATTGAATTTGCAGTAGGCAATAGTACAGTAACTAATGGATTCTTTGCTAGGGAATTAGGCGTATATGCTAATTTAGAAGGTGAATCTGATTCCGCTGCTAGATTAATTGCGTATAGTAATGGCGGTAACTACGCATCCTATATTCCATCTAAGGAGACACCGATTAATTCTAAAGTATTCTCCTTAGATGTTGTAATTGGCAACTCAACAAATGTAACCGTTAAGAAGATTGATGCGGCGTATCTGACAAGAGGTGCATTAGAGGCACATAGCCGTGATACAAGTGCGCACGCTCCTATCACAGACCAAATTAAAGCAATCCTCGGCAGTGCTAACTGGAAAGACTCCCCAGCGAGTACGCTTGTTACAATTAAAAACTTATTAGGCCAAGGTGCTATAGTAGCGTCTAAGCTTGATGCTAATGCTGGTTTCGTAAAGTTTGCGAATGGTTTCACTATCCAGTGGGGCTTAACTTGGTTTTTAAATCAAAATACCTATTGTGATGTAACATTGCCTATCAGTTGTAGGGTATTAATGGCAATATGTAGTGATGACTCTGCAGGAATTTCGACACGAGGAGATGAGTTCTTTGTGTCTTGGAATAGTGGATTTTCAAATAACAACAGAGCATCTATTCGCTTTTTAACTAATCGAGGCAACGCCGGCAACTTTACATGGCTGTGCGTTGGAATCAGCTAATTACCTACTCCCATGCCGTAGTTCTATAGGCACTTATTAAACTATCTCCAGTGGGGATTTGGCGGTCAAGATAATGTAGTCAAGACAGAAGTGACATTTCCTATTAGATTTACAAGATTATTCATGGCAAATGCGATTGATGCGTATTGGAGTGGGTCAGATACACCAAGATATTTTGCAAACTCTGTAAGCGAAAGCAACAATACAAAAGCTGTATTTGTTGCGAGTGATAGATATGCTGCATCCTATTACTGGTTCGCACTAGGGATTATTTAATTACCTACCGCGATATATCTGCCCCAAGCACTAGTTTTATTTAATCCATCTCTCGCCGCCTGAGAGTATACTTTAACCCCTGTTCTAGTATGCTCTCTAAACGAATGGACCTGGTTATCAACATTGTTGCCATTCACATCATTACCAACTGCTGCGAAGCAGGTAGTATCAAAGGAAACAGGAAATGAAATTGTACCGCCTATTGGTACGTTATTAAAAGCTCCCCACTGGGGAGTTACCTTAGTAATTCTATGGTTTTTCGTAGCTCACGAATAGTTTTATGCGTGTATACCCTGGTAGTGATATCACCTTGTTTATGGCCTAGTAAGGAACGTAAAGCGTTAGGTGGCGCAACCGCATCAAGTAGACTTGCGAATGTGTGCCTGGTATCGTGGATAGTATGCTTACAGTTAAGCTGCTTCATAATATCCTGGAAATGCTTACGGAATGATGTGTAGCTGATAGTGAATAGGTAATTACTAGTATGTAGTTGCTCTATTATAGGCATGATGCGGTGATGAATGGGAATAATACGACCTTCACCGGCTTTTGTTTTAGCGTGTCTCACAATAAGGTATGATGATCGTCTATTGATATCTTGCCTACGTAAATTAAGTAGCTCGCCTATGCGGAGCCCTGTGTAGAGCAGTATTAAAATCATACGAGAATAAGAAGTATCTATCGCCCATAATTTATTGATTTGTTGGCGAGTAAATACTTTTCTCCTAATCGTCGGTATGTTAGTGCCGAGGTTTAAGTGTATGGCGTAATTAGTGATAGAGTAATCCTTGATGATTGCATAATTAAATAATTGATTAAGCAACGTGCGGACTTTCTTACAAGATGAGTAGGAAAGTCCTTTTACGTGCATGGATTTAATCACATTTTGAAGGTGCTGAAAATGAATATCCGTAATAGGCATGTCCGCTATGTTGGATATGTGTTTAAAAGCAATGCGATAAGACTTAACAGCGCTATCAGAAATAGACTGAGAGTGAATAGGCAACCACTCGTTAAATAGTTGCCTTAATGTAATGGTATTGCGTTGTCTACGTTTTAGCATAACAGCGTAACGGCGCATAATTTCACCTCCGAAAGGATACTACTATGAATCAATATGTATTTGTGTTAAACGAAATGGGCGAACGAATTACGTCCTATGTTGATAATACAGTAACGCAAGAGCAGTTGTTAGCGATTGCAAAACAAGAATGGCCAGATGCAGCAGATTATATTTACTCTGCAGATGGTGATAGCATGCTAGATGAATTTATGAACGGTAAATTCTATATAGACGGCAAATTCGTTGTACCTGATCCATATGTTCCTACAAAGGAAGATAAGATTAACGCGATTAAATCTGAATACGAGCCTCGCTTCAAATCCTTAGAAGAGGCTCAGCGCAGATTGTTATTAATGGGAAAACCTACTGCAGCTATTAGCGCGCAGTATATTAAATTGAATAACGAAATGGTAACACGTATTAAGGAGGTACAATAATATGCCTAAATATATCGGAGAAAGTAAAGTACCTGTTATGGAATTCTGTGAGTACTGCTGGGAAGTGCTTAACGAAGACGGAACATGCCCAACAGAGGGCTGTGTCCATAATGATTTAATGGACGAGGTAATCAAAGATGAAACTTCCGGTACTACACAACCTTAATGCAATTAAAGGTGAAACAATTTCTATTAATATCGGCTATAACAACCTTGTTGATGAGGGCAGCTTGTTTGCATGTGTTCGTAAATATGCTGATAGTGAAGAATATAAGGCGAAGTTTAGTATCGATGTATCTACCGATAATTTAGAGGATGATGAGCTTTGTAAAATCACTCTATCCTTAGATACTGGAACTCTAGATGTAGGTAAATACCAATGGGATTTATTCTTATGGAGTGGAGACCACCCTATTAAATGTCTAGTTAAAGGGCAACTTAATATAATTCAAGGTATTAGTAATAGGGGGAAATAATGAACGATGTAAACATTCACATTAATGAAGATAAAGAACGAATTAAAGTTAAAGACAATCTTCAAATAGTTAAACTGCAAGGACCAAAAGGCGACCCTGGACTACAAGGGCCTCCTGGTCCTCCAGGACCACCTGGTGAGCCTGGTCGAAATGGTATTGACGGAATAAACGGCGAACAAGGGTTACAGGGTATTCAAGGGCCACCAGGACCTCCTGGTAAAGACGGAATTAACGGAGCAAAAGGTGAACAAGGCTTGCAAGGTCCTCCTGGGCCACCAGGAAGAGACGGAACTAAAGGTGAACAAGGAATTCCTGGACCACCTGGCCCAAAAGGTGAACCGTTCAAATATTCCGATTTTACTGCTGAGCAATTAGCATTACTTAAAGGCCCTAAAGGAGATAAAGGTGAACCAGGCCCTCCTGGTACTGGTGCTAATATAGACCTTAGTGGATATACAACAAAGACAGATGCTGATAATCTTTATTTAAAGAAAGTCGATTTAATGAGCTATCTAACAATGTTAGGCGACCCCAAGTATGCATACAAAACAGAGTTAAATAGTTATTTACGAAAAACCGATGCTGAAACCAAATATAGCAAAAAGACTGAATTAGATAACTATGTTAAAAAATCTGAAATTAATCAGTATACTTCAGCATCTAATGTACAACTTACTCCAGAACAGCTTGAAAAATTAAGAGGGCCACAAGGCCCTAAAGGTGAGCCATTTAGATATAGCGACTTTACACAGGAACAACTTAACGCACTTAAAGGGCCAAAGGGTGATAAAGGCGAACCCTTTAGATATTCTGATTTTACGGCGGAACAACTTCAAGCGTTAAAAGGCCCTAAAGGCGACCCTGGAAGCGGTGGCGGACAAGTAACTTCACAACCAATCGAAATATATGAAGTTGTTTGGGGAAACGCTATAGCTAGTAATCCAGGTGCTGATAGAGGATATTTAGCGTTTGACCCATTAACTGGTTGGGGATATTTGCATTTTGATTTTAAATTGAAAACCCCTTCCGGTAATGGCAATATGGTCGCATCACTACCACCGAATGCACCAGTTGCAGTAAGGCTAATCGAAAGAAGCGTTGATGTAAATAACAATAGTATTTATGTTGAACGAAATAGCCGTATAATTAAGGGCTGGGGTGTACCGGCGAACACTCGGTATATTATTGATATTATAGGTTATTGGAGAAAGGGTTAATAGATGTGGACATGGCAGTTTGAATTGAATGACATACTAACCACCCTTACAATTGTAGGGGTGGTTGCAGGTGCAGGATATAGATTACTGATTATTCCGCTGCTTGAAAAATTAGATTTACAAAGACTGCAAGATAATTTAATGATTCAAGAGAAAATGGGTAGTTTAATTGAAACGTTAAAAGACCTAAAGGAAGAAATTAAGTTATCTCGTGAGCAACGCACAAAGGCATACACAGAGCATGTGAAATTAACTTCACGTGTGGATAGCATTGAATCTCGTGTTGATGATATAAAGGAAGAACTTCATGAACATACCGCCAAATCTCATCAATACAATTAAAAAATCATATCAATCTGTGAGGGTGGCCAACTTTCACCCTACAGGAATATTCGCTACACGGGCGCTAGTATTTATTATGCTAGTGCCTATTTTATTGGTAGTGACTGAATATATTATGTCATTTGCTAAAGGTTATGTAACAGATGATATGAATAAGCTGATTAATGTTGGTATCAATATTATTGATCATATCTTTATTCCAAGTGTTTTGACGGCTATCGTAGGGTTCTTGGGGCTTTGGATAGATAAGAACAATAATGGCATTCCAGATAAATTAGAAGAGGAGGATAAGAAATGAAAGTATTCATTAACCCAGGACATGACATTAACTTAGATAGCGGAGCGGTTAACCCGGTATATGGTACACGTGAATGTGATGTGGCCCGTGATGCGGGCAAAATGTTAGCTCGCTATTTGGAAACAGCAGGATGTGAAGTTCGTACACTACAAGATGATGATTTAGGCCTAGTATGTTCTGAATCGGATTCTTGGGGCGCAGATATCTTTGTGTCTCTACACTGTAATGCGTTTAACACGGAAGCTCGAGGAACTGAAACGCTGTATAAGTCCTTTAATGGACAACGATTGGCCAATGATATTCAAAGCCAAATCATCCGAAGCATTAATACCGTAGACCGGGGCGTTAAGAAACGTGATGACCTTTGGGTACTAAACGGTACAGATGCGACTGCAGTATTAGTTGAAATGGCGTTCATTGATAACGAAGAAGATCACGCTATGTTATCTAACGACCTCGATACTATCGTTCGCGCCATTGCTAGGGGGATTACTGACTACGCAGGAGGGGTATAATGTATGACAAAATCAAAGTATTATTTAATAACTCTACTTACCGCTATGTTATTATCGGTTGTATTGGCATCATCTTCATCCTTTGCGCAGGATATATCCTCTACCAGCCAAACGGAAGCGACTATCAGCGTACCATTAACGCAGTGGAACGAGCTCAAGAAAAACAACGAGAAAGCCTTAAGCTTAATCGAGACATCCAGCGCTCCATTGACAGAAGTGCAGAGCTTAGTCATGAAGCAAAGGGAAGAATTGAACGAAGCACACAATACAATATCGACATTGGAAACAGAATTGATGAAAGCCAAAATGCTATCCATGAAGCAAGAAGTTACCTTGAACGAAATGTCGAGCTCTTTGATAGAATTGAAAGGGCAAATCGACAACGACAAGAGAACAATCAAACGACTACGGATGCAACGCACCCTGTCTCAGATGGTGGGAGCTGGAGCAGTAATCGGAGTAGTGATTCATCGGTAAAGAGGTGATCCATACATCTCCATAGCGTGTAATGGTGGATACACGCAACCTGTTCCAAATAGGAACAAGTTGTAAAGTAATTGATTATAACTGAATAGCATAAAATCAAGCCTACTAGCTTAGATAAAAATCTTTGTTAGTAGGCTTTATTTTTTTAGAATGGTATAATTAAACGCAGCGGATAATGTGAATTTGCAATATAAAAGTGGTTCGTACAGCGTGTCATATGCACCACCAGAGTAAAGAACTCACATTTTATGTGAGTTCTTTTTTTGTAAATATTTTTCTTTTAGCTTTTTATATATCTTTT